GGCATCAAACTCCGTTGCAATTTCTGCCTTGACAATAAGTTCTGGCGCCAATGAAAGTTCATTTTGCCTGACAATTTGATTCATGTATTGAAACGAAAAAGCAATAGGTGCTTGTCGTTTCTTTTCTTTTAGGTACTCTAGCGACCACATGTCCGGCCAGTAGGACTCCTCCTCTCCAGTCTTGGGATCGTTTTGAATTGCTGACAAAACAATTTGAGTCCAGTTGTTTTGTTCATTGAATGTAGTGGCGTGAATATCATCATGTCTGAAGCGAGTACCAAGGCAGATCGCCCTGCCACCCTCAAACATTGTTGGCGCAATCACCGCGTTCCAGTTGTCCTGCATTGTTTTACGAATGTCAGGGTTGCCAATATCAGCAGCAGACTTAATAGCGTCATCAATCATTACCAGGTGCGAACGTTTGGAGGTCACTGAACCTTTAAGGCCAGCGGCACAAAGTGTAAATTGTTCGTCACCAGTAACATCAATACCTGCAAATTTGTGATCAATGGACCAGTACTCATTACTGGTTACATTTTTAAGAAGGCGAACTTTAGGAAATACTTCTTGATATCGTTTGCTTTCAATAATGCGTTTGATGGTCGCTGACTTAGAACGTGCAATATCAACGGTGTAGGAAAGATAAAGAATTTGTAAAGGAAGTTTAGCTTCTGTATGAATGCCAATAGCCCAAGCAGTTAGGAGTCCCAGGACTGTGGACTTAGCTGAGCCCCTTGGAGCTAATAGATCAACGTTGGGACCAGCAATTTTAATTAAACAGTTACTATTTTCGTTTGTGACAAAGTGACGATGCCATTCTTTATGGTGTACTGCCGGAGGTTTATCTGCTACATAATCACAAAAATATCCAAAATCTTCACGTGCAAGCTTCGCTTGTTCGTAGTTTTTAGGTTCTTTGACTTGGTGATTTCTTGCCGCAGCACGTGCATTACGCCGATACGCGAGATGAACGTAAGATGGCATGAGCTAGTACCAGGTATTACTGAATGCTAACTCATTTCTTTTTCTTTTGTTTCTGACGTTGGTATTGCTGTGCTTTTTCCAGGGCCGCTTTCCGTTTATCCTTATCGGACATTTCTGTACCGTCCGCATTTGTTGCTTCTTTCTTTTTGAAATGGGCAACAAGTGCCGGTGGCATCTTAGATTTAGTCATTAACTAAAAGGACGGTTTGCGTATCCAGCGCCCATAGTAATTCCCTTGGGGGAAACTGGGGGACGTTCTTGTGGCATTGGACGACGCATGGGTGATTGCCCCGGTCCAGGAGGCGGTCCTGCTTGCGGTTGTTGCTGAGGTGCTGGGGGTTGTGGACGCCCAAACGGAGATTCTTGCGCGGGCGGATACTGAGAACCACCGTGTTGCTGCATGTAGGCGTTATAAGCGTCTACATAGCGCGTGTCTTCACCCATGCTAGGTGTTGACCCTTCTTGCGATGAGGGGCGGTTTGGCGTGGTTCCAGGGCGGCTCTGGGCTTCTTGTGTAGCTGGTACGTTAGCTACTGCTTGCTTTTGTTGGTTTAAAGCATTTTCATAGAAGCCTGAACCACCTGTTCCCGGAGCATCAGACGTTGGTTGTTTGGCGGTAGCGCCCATAATTATTTTTTCTTTTTGTTTTGCATTTCACGCAAACGAGCCATTTTATCTTTAGGGCTTTCCTTGGGCGGCACTGCTTTACCAGCGGGAACTGGTTTGCCTTTGGGGGGTACCGCTTTACCAGCAACTGGTTTGCCCTTGGGAGGTACGGGAGCAGGCATGAGATTTGTGCAATTGTTCTTATTATAGAAGAAGTATTGCTTTATTGTTATTCTTCTAGCTGCATACGAGCCCATACGCTCATTGATGCTTCATGCAGCGGAGATTCAATGGGATCATCTTTAAAAATAAACATTAACTCACGAATGGCGCGATCAGCGCCAGCCATGAGAAGACCTTTGCGATCTTTCGCTGAGGTGAATTGATCTACTTGAGCAATCGTGCCGCGTAATTCTTTTTGCATGCTGGCAATACGAGCAACACCCGCATCCCGTTTGACGGCATAATTTTCAATATCTTCCCGAAGCTTTCGTATATCCTCTTGCATTTCTGCAATTTCATCCAAGAGGATTTTACGGTGGTCCGGTTTTTTATAATGTTTTTGAACCCATTCTTCACACGAAGTAATGCTCCCTGTATAACCAAGGAACTTGGCGTACAGAAAACATTCAATTATGGAGTAATTGTCTTCAGAAAATGAACAAAAAGACTCTTGCGTGGCTGAGTCAAGATTGTCTAGCCACGTGTCAAATAGCTCAATACTTATAAGCTTGTTGTGCCTGCTGATAGTCGCGGGACTCGTCTTGCTGTCTGTACTGTTGCTGTTGGGCGTTAAGAGCTTCTTGCTGGGCACGGGTGTCCTCTAATTTTTTCTTGGAAAATTCATAAGCAACACCTGCGGCTTTTTTATACGTTTCCAGGGGGAAATCAGAAGCTGCGTCTCCTGTGCTTGTGCCAGAAAATGGATCAGCGTCTTGCCACGCACCTGTATCGTTTTTATAGCCCCAGGTTGTTGCCACGTTTGATTCCTGTTATTAGAAGTTGCTCATCATCTGAGCAAGGCCGCCTGCATAGATGTTGGGGCGAGCCGAGATATCTTTGGCTTGTTGCTGACGAATTTTCGAACCTTCCAAACGATCAAGGAGGGTTTGGAAGTCGCCCAAGGAAGCGGCGCCCATTCCACCATAGTTTTGCTGGAATTGCTGTTTATCAACAATTGCCTTGTCTGCGGGGGACAACGCAAGATAGGCGGGATCAGATTGGTAAGCTAGGTTAACTGCCATGGTTTTTGTTTTGGTGGCTTTTTAAATTATAACAAACTTATTTTTTGTAATTTTAAAAATTGCTCATCATTTGTGCAAGGCCACCTGCATAGATGTTGGGGCGAGACGAAATATCTTTAGCTTCTTGTTGACGAATTTTGGAACCCTCTAAGCGATCAAGCAGGGTTTGAAAGTCACCTAAAGAGGCTGAACCCATTCCGCCATAAGACTGTTGAAACTGTTGCTTGTCAACAATTGCCTTGTCTGCGGGAGACAACGCAAGATAGGCGGGATCAGATTGGTACGCCAGATTAACTGCCATGGTTTTATTGTGGTGCTGTTTAAATTATAACAAAGTTATTTTTTATCCCCAGAAACCAGCTGTTAAGTTAGACATCAATTGTCCTTGTGTGCCAATACGGGCAACATCTGCAGAACCTTCGTTTTTAATTTTTTGAGTATCCTTATCAATTTGTCCTTGAAGATTAGTTAAGCCAGCGTTGTACATGAAATCACGTTTCTGACGCATCGCTTGCTGGAACTCTTCAATTTCAGCGGCAGTACCCGTAAAAGACTTGGGCGCTGCTGCTGCATTAATGCCTGTTGAGGCTGTAATGTCTCCAGCAAATGTAGGATCTAGTGCAGAGTTGTAATTAAAGGTACGCCTACCTGTTTTAACGTCATAGCCTTCAGGACTCTTAGTAGTTTCCTGTTTGCCATACATTGTGTCGTAATAGTTAGTTAGATAATTATCGTTAAATTTAGATTGATATTCTTGACCTGATTTAATTGAATTAACAAGATCTGTTAATTTGTAACCACCGGTTTTGGTTAGTTCTCCAAAAGTAGAAAGCTCTGTATCTGTTGCTGCGCGGCCCAGGATATCTTTGTAGGTTTGGCCTGCAAGTAGTACATTTTTGCCGCTAGCTTGTTGAGTTGCTTGCGACGTAAGGTCGTTAAGATCTGTTTGTGTAAAACCAGTACCTAGTTTATAACGGTCTTCGTAATCTTTAAAGCTTTGCTGAGCCTGTGCTGTGTCAATAAGACCGGCATTGTATTGATTCAGTATGTTTTGTTTATAAGTATTGTAACCGGCTTGGCCAGTTGTTTTAATTGCGTTTGTTTCTGCGGCTGCCTGCAAAGCTGATGCGTCTCCCTGTGCATCAAGTGTTTTTTGACGCTCCAGCATGTAATTGTTATATGCTTGCGCTGTGGGATCATACTCAGGTTTTTGATATTTAGGTGCTCTGCCCATGATAAATGTCTAACTCACTAGTATTATTTTTAATTCTAAACTAAAGAATTTGCTGTGTATCCTGGCATAACACCAAAACTATATGGGTTTACAGAGATGTTTCCAAATAATGGGCTGTATTTTCCAGCAAGTGTTTGGTTGATTGTATCTGCATTTTGTTGCTGACGAAGTTGCTGCCCAAAAGGTCCAAGTTGGAATGCGGCTTTTCTAGAAAGATCTTCAGTGCCAAGAATGCTTTTACGGGGGTCCAGGAAACCTTGTTGATAATTTGCTGCATCACGTTGAAGGCTTTGGGAAAATTGCTCTGCTCCTGTCCTTGCCCATTGACCGGCAAGTAAGTTTTGAAAACCTGCGCGATCTGCTGCCTCCAGGTTCATCCTGGCAATGTTTTGCATTGCTTTGGCTTGATTATTAGCACTAATAGCGGAACCTATGCCTCCAACAATGGAGCCAATACCACCTATAATTGCTTCAGGACCCATGCCACCCCCTCCTTTGCTTCCGCTGTTTAAGATACCACTACTAGGATTATAACCGACAGAATCGCCCCAGCTTGGAGTAAAAGAACTGCTGCCTGAAGGATTATAATAAGCCATTAGACATTATAATATCTCATTGGTGTTCCGCCACCTAGTTGTGTTAAGCCACGAGTAGCTTCTGCACCTCTGATATAAGCATCACCAACGCCTGCGGTTAGTTGCGCCATAGTTGCTGGATCGGGATACCGTGTTAATGCACCTCTAATTCCTTCCGCCAAGCCAGTTAAGCCACGATTAAATAAATTATATTTCATCTGTTCGTCTCCTTGGGCTTTATAAAAAGCCAACGTATCTTTTAAGGTTTGTTCGCGTTCGGCTGCCCTGGCTTCTGGTGTGTTTTGTTGTTGTTGCTGAGCATAACTAAGGCTTAACATTGTGCCAAGAGGATCTGTTTTGAAAGCGTTGTTAATAGCATCAGGAGAAAGCATGCCGTTAAAACCAGGTGCTGCATTAAATCCTGAAGTTGCTCCTTGTAAGGGTACTGACCATTTACCTGCAATTTGAATATTAGAAGATCCTTCTACAGGTGCTGTGGGATATGCACCACGGGTGTCTATAGTCGGTTGCGCACCAGGTTGAAAATTTTTATTAAGGTTATAGATAGG